GTTTGCTACATGCTCACCAATAGCCTCACGCTTTTGAAGTGAGTCAAGAAGAGAAGAATCAATGTTATGTTTTTTAGCATAAGCCTCAATAGCATCTTGACGAGCCAAACGATTAAGGGCTTCTTCAGGATTAATAGTAACTTTCTTGCCAAGTATTTCAAAAAGGTTTTTATCGGTTACTTTACCAAGAATTTTTTGAATACCTCGCTTGTATGGACCAGTAGCAGCCTTAGAACCTGTAAAGGTTTTAGCAACATTGCCCATTTTGTAACCTTGTAGGGACATAAAACTACGCAAATCCTGCAAAGGTGCTGTTAATGTATACATAATTGCTTCATCAATAGCAGAACGAATACCCAAACGTGGAAACAAAGTAAGAATAGACCAAGTATCTACTATTTTCTTAGCAAAGTTACCCTGTGTTGAGCCACCAATAGCATTAATAATGTTGTGCTTAGACCTAATTTCCCATACCATGCTACCAATTTCATCATATGGTAATGAACCAATGGCTTTAGTTGACTGATATGGGTGAAGAGGACCAAAGTGAATACTTTTTAACACGCCATCTGTATTTTGAACAGCGTTAGCAGGTGCTGCTTTAGCAAAATTTTCGTTAACTTCAGACTCTACTTTAGTAGCAAAACTTGCTTCGTCTCCATATTTTTGAGCAAGAATCTTAATCATAAGTTCTTTACCCTTTGGTGCTCCAGCAAGACCCATAGCATACATGGTTGCTGCATCTAGGTTGCGAAGAATAACAACTTGCTCATCTTCAGATGCTACTAGGAAACGTTGTGTTAATGCTTCAGCCATATCACGTGGTAGTAATTGACGAGCACGAGCGGTAAAGTTATTAGCAGTAAGAATTGCTGCATCACCTAAACGGACTTCTAATCCTCCTGGTGAACGCGCAGCGAGTTGTCCTACCCGCTTCCATCCTTTAATTTCTTTGCTTGCTTGTAAAACAACATCTAACTCTGCATCGCCTATGCGGTCAAGAATAGCAACAGGGTTAATTAAAGCCTTATGAATTTCATCATTTGCTTTTATAATTTCTTCTTCTGGACGGCGGAAATTAAACACGCCATCTAGGTAACGCATGAGACCATCTGCATATTGACGGTTAGTGCGTGCAACGGCTACACCGTTACGCATGTAGGTTACACCGTCTACTCGACCTGACATTAAATAACTAAGGTTAACTGCATCCTCAAAATACTTTTTAGCAGATACTGCATCAAAAACAAGACCATTTTGAAGAGCCTGAATAGCAGCAGGGTTATCGTATGCAGGATGGTTTTCCTTAATTACACGATAAGCCTCAGCCTTAGCCTCAGGTGTCTTAGCATCAGAAAGTGCTTTAATGCGTGGACCAAGTTGGTTTTCCCACAAATCAAACAACTTAGGATTTTTAGCAAATGCACTATCAACCGCACGCTCTGCAGAAATACCGTTATCAATTTGCTCAAGAATGCTGTTAGCAATTCTGTCACCTCTAGTAACAAATTTACTTGTTCCACCGCTAAGCCATGTTAATGGGTCAATAGCAAACTGATATACAAAGTCAATTACACCAGAAATATTTTTAGTTGTGCCGTCAATATAGTCACCATGTATACCACCGTTTGCTGGTGGCTTGGTGTCTAACATACGTGCTACGTCACGACCAAGAGATACTTGTGCATATTTAACGCCATCTAAAACTTGCTTAAATTTTTCAGGCTCATTGAAAGCCTTTTTAATTGATTCAAGTAAGTTCTTATCAGGGTTGCCATACTTTTCTACAATCTCACCTGGTGTTAAACCAGCAAGCAAACCTTTAGCAACTTCAACATCATACTTACCAAAGTAATCTGTAGTTTCTTTTAAAGCACCCTCGTCATAAACTTCTTTACCATCCCACGCTTTACGCCATGTTTTATAAGAGAATGGGTCTTCACCTTGTGCTGCTAAACGAGCAACCTTGTAAGGTTGATTAATAATTTGGTTGTAGGCTCCTCCTACTTTAAACAATGCAATAAGTGGGCTTGCTGCAATCTTGAGCGGGGCAAGTAATGCACCGCGAATGTAGTCACCAGTAGTAGGTTCTTCTTTTAAATACTCTGCATTTTTAAACATAAATTGCAATTGCTTTTGAGCACCAGCATCTAGTTTATCAAATTTAGCACGAGCAACATCTGGTGCTAATTTAGTAAACTCACGATGTTGTTTAATTGTGTAACTCATTTGTTCTACTTGCGTTGCTTGCTGTTTAGACAGCCCAGCAGTTTTAGCAGCGGCGTAAAGGTTAGGAGATACTTCGGCTACAACTGGGTCTACATATTCCATTAGTAACCATCATCAGTTAATTGACGATAGATTAATTCAGCGTCACCAGAAGGGTCAAATCGTGCCAGTTGTTTAATAGTATCTATTAGTGATGGTGCCATGTTTGGCAGTTGACGTGTTTCAGTTCCACCACCAGGACCTAAATTAATACCAGTTGTAACTGGTTCATCAGGGCGTTGAGTGGGTGCACTAAGTTCTACCATTGGAGCAGGCATACGTGGAACAGGATTACCTGCAATATCAGCACCTGCTTGTTGGTCATTAATTTCTTTGTTTTTACCATAAGGCATACCTGTATAAACAGCCTTTGGTTGCGGAGGTGTCATGCCTTCGATTGCTCCACCATCTGTGCGGCGTGATAACATACCTGGACCTGATGTAGGTGCAGGGTTTGCTGGCTGACGATAACCACCTCTAGGCATTAGTCCTCATCCTCATCTAGTAAATTTGCAATATCTGTTTCATCTGGAATTTTATATGATACCCATTCAGGGTAAGAATCTTTTGTTGCTATTATCCATAACGCATTATCATTACTAAATCCTGCACGACGCAATGCGCGATGATATTCATGTAACCAAATGCAATACATATCAAGTGCTGAGTAATTTTCATCAGCAACTGTTCTAGGTTTTCTACGTTTAGTTGCCATGATTACTCCTTAACTTATATAGCCCTACGTTGCATAATTGCTGCACTGCCACTTGCTGCACCACTACTTGATAGTCGAGATAATAATTCTTGCATATCTGGTCTGCCTTGTGGAGCCGCTTCTACTTGAGGTGCGCCTCCTGCTGGTTCACCAGGAGCAGCGGGGACAGGCTGCTCAACTGAAGTTTGTGCGCCAGCAGGAGGAACTTGTTGCTCTGGAGCAAAGACATCTTGAATCGCGTCTTCTATTGCAACGCCCTTTTGACGGGCTTTAATTACTTCTGCAATTTTGCGCACAATCTCGCTAGGGTCTTGTCCTTGTGTTGCCATCTGTGGAATGGCTTGTGTGTAAGCGGCTAATGAACCTAATAGCGAATCACGCATTTTTTCAACTTCTATTTTCTCTTGTTCAAGAGTTACGTTAACATTGAAAGGTAGTTCACGCATAGCCATGTCTTTGGATATTAATCCGCCACCAAGTGCTTGCAACATAAAGATAAGTCCTTGTGCTGGATTAAGACCAGCAAGCATTCCATATCGAACATCAGCAGAGTAATCACCCTTGATGTCTCTAGATGGAAGATACTCTAAAGCATATGGTGAACCTGCGTCTACACCACGAATAGTTTTAGTTGTGTTAAAAAGTTTTTCATCAATTTCAAAACAAAGTGTAATTACATCTCTTAATGCTACTTGAAAAATTGCTTGAGCAGATTTAATCTGCGTATCAAATGCGCCTAATAGTGCTTGAACACCCTGTCCAGTGACAACACTTGCATTCACATTTCCTGTTCGTGATTCAGGATAACGAGCACCTACACGCAATTCATCATTAAGCAATTGCGATTGTGTAAATGCACCTTGTGGAATAGATAATTCTACACGGCGCACACCTGCTGGGTTAGCAGTTCTAATAACTGCATCTCCACCAAGTTGTAGTTCTTGAACATCTTGCGGTAGAACAATTGGTGCTTGAACTGACTTCTCTGCTGCTTCCATCGCAAGTAATGCGAACCTATTACGAAGCAATTGAATACCAAGAACATCATCAAACTGTCCGTGTAATTCACCATCAGGGCTAGGGCGTTTTGCAATGATTACATTCATTTTGCCTAGCGGATTGGCTGCTTGTGAAAGCACCATGTTATTGCGTGATGGTAAAAATAATACAGATTGGTCTTTATCGTAATAACGAATCATCTCAATCATACCGTTTAAATCTTGTTTGTAACCCAAGCCACCTAGTAATTGACGCTCATGTTCAGGGAACATAGAAACTAATTCACCAAGTGTCATTGAGTAACGTTTTGCAAAGGCAACGCATCGTCCATAGCGGTCAAATTCGGGATAAGACCCGATAGGATTTTCTAATCGGATACGCGGCTGTTGCTCTTCTTCATCCAATTCAATAATGAATGGAAGAAAACCATATGTAATATACATGTCTGCGCCGTTATACATTTGCACTTGTAGGTCAGACAGACGAAAATAGTTAGATGCAATACGAGTGCGCTTATCAGCAAACTGACGAGCACGGTCTGAAACTTGATTTGCTGCAGAGCAATTAACCGCTGGAAGCGGAGCAATTACTTCTGCTAAGTCACGAGCAACAATATCAATAAAGTTTGCTACTACGTTTTGTTCTACACCTTCAGGAAAAAAATTAGGATATACCTGAGCAATTTTGCCTTGACGCACCATCTGCACGTCAGCATTACGTTGGTCACGAGTATGCGCTCGATAGCGCAGCGTTTGAACGCGTGCTCCTACTTGCTCTATTGATAGCATTGGCTACTTCCCTCTTTTAATTTTATAGTTTGTAGTTTTCTTTACAGCAAATTTCTTTTTTGCTTCTGGTGATAATTTAAGATTTGGTTTTTTTGCTCTATATGCTTCTGACTTTAATCTTTCAACTTCTAATTTACGTGCTGGTTCTTGCATAGGGTCAGCAACATTAGTTTGAGTGCGTTCCATTTTACCTGAAACGGGATTTCTAAAATTAGTTCCGCTTTCTTGGTATTGTCTATTCATTGCACCGCTAAGGTCTTTAGCGCGTTCTTCAGCATTTCTATCTGCAATTTCACGTCTAGCAAGGCTTTCAGATTTTTCTGTTTCACGACTTTTAGCAAATGAATTTTTAGGACTATCTGCTGCATTTTTTGCTTTAAGTCTAAGAGCATCTCTTTTTGCTCTAGTCATTTTTACTACGCTACCATTTGATAAAGTAACATCTACTTTTTCATTAGGGTCTAACTTAGGCTTAGACATTCTACGTGTGACAATATCTTTAACATCTTCAGCAGTTACTTTTTTAAATTTTTCAGTATCAACTTTTTTACCAGGACGGCTAACTGTTCCGCCTGCTTTTGTTTTTACAACTTTGCGTAGTTCTGGTTTAGTAACAACACGTTTGCGTGGTTTCATGTCTTTATTAAATTTATCGCGTTTATCAGCACTGGCTGCTTGTTTATCTTTAGCAATATCTCCTGGTGTTTTGCCAGCAGTTTTTTTAACAGTAACAGGACCAGTTAATTTTTTAACACGTTCAATTCTTTTTCCAGCACGTTCAGCAGCCTCAAATCTAGTTGTGCCTTCTCGTTCAGTTGATTCAGTTTTACCAGATACAACAGCACGGTTACGACCAAATGGTGCTTTGCCTACAGTTTCACGTGCAATCTTTGAGGCTTCTCTGTCAGATACTTTACGAGTATACTTATCGGTTCTACGAATACTTCTAGCAACAGCAGGTTTGTTTTCAATAATGTTGGTGCTTGCACCGCGTTGAATCATTTTTCTAATTATTTTAAGTGCTGCTGTTGGGGCTGCCATGAGTTACCCTATATTCCTGTAGGCTTTGTTAACATACTTAGCACCTGCTTTGGTAATACCACCAATAGCACGCTTGCCTATTTTAATTGTTGGTTTAATTGCCTTACCACCAGCAATAGTCAACGCTACATCTACAGGACTTGTTGGGTCAAACGCCCAATTTTTAACAAACTTAGTAACTTTAGGAGATACAAAAGAAGTTGGTTTGTTTGTCATTTTAAGATTGCGAGTTGTCTTAGCCATTATTTATCGCTTCAATTCATTATTGGATTTATTAATAGAACGCTGAAGACTTTTATTCTTTTTTACACCAGGTGTGCGTTTAGGAACATTGCCTTTTGCTGCATCTTTATTGCTACCTTTTATTACTCTTTCTTCAAAAGTTCGGCTTCTTATTGGTCCTGTTTCTACAATTGTAACTTTTGGTTTATTAAATGAAAGAGTATTAACTCTTGCTATTGTATGTTTTTTTCCTGGAATTCGATTTGATGTTTTATCAAGACCTTTTTGCACTTTAGCAGGAGCCTTACGCATTCCAGCAGTAATACCTTTAACAACTTTAATTGGATTAGCCATATTATTTACTCCGCTTAACTGGAACTGCAGGAGGGGATTGTTTATATTTTTTAATTATTTTATCAGCGGCTTTACCAGAAGGAACAATTTTCTTTGTAACTTTACCAAGATTACGAGGTTTAACTTTTTCTTTAGTTACAAGAAAAGCCTTGTCGCCATATTCATAGTGGCTTAATTTTCCTTTTTTATAACCAACGCCAAAGCCACCACCAGTTCTATAGTCAACTTCTTCGTCAAGTTTTGCAACTCTTTTTTCAACTTTCTTTTTGCCAGCACTAATAGTCTTAACAACTGCTTTGCCTACTTTAATTGGATTAGCCATAATATTTTCCCTATCCGTATGTTTCTTGCCACTGTTCGTGGAAGGCTTCGTCTAAATTGATTCCCATACGTTGTTCCTTTTGTGCTCTAGTAGCCCAGCGGTTTCCAACATACTGTATTGCTCTTGTGTTTTGTTGCATCAATTCACGGATACGAATAACCGCAAACCATAACGCCATGACGCAGTCGGTCTTGCTTCTAGTTTCTGGCTTCCATGTAAGAAGTTGTTGCGTTAATGCTTTGATACCTTCTGAACCATCTGATGATGGCAGTTCTATAATATTGTTTTTCTGGAACTTTTCTTCTCTAATGGTTCCAAACAATGTGGACATTGACGCAACGCCAAAAGATGTGTCCCATTTGTTTTTGCCTGTGAAGTGAGCGTCCAAGCGAACACCGTATTGAGCAAGCCAGTTTCGTAACTCATCGTCAAGGGAGTAGGCTTTTTGGTGTGCGTTGATTTCAACACGGAACTCTTGCGGTTTATATCTTTCGACAAGGTCTTCAATTGTCGCTCTAATTTTTTGAGGCGTAGGTTCAGCCATGTTGATACAATCCAAAACATAAATTTTTCCGTCCGCTCTGTTATACGTTGCTACAACAAACGCAGCATTACCAGCCATAGCAGGGTCAAAACCAATAATGGTATAAGCCTCTACTTTAGGTGGATGTCCTACAACTCCTGGTCGTAGTGGACCTTTGTGCCGTGCCCCGTTAGTGCTTCCCGCAACCAATACTGGTGGGAAGATTGAGTCTTCTTGAATGTCTTCTTGTTGGTAGACAAGTGCCCAGGTTGAGGGCGTAACTTCGCTTCGTCTCTTTGCAAGCGTTGGTCCGTCCCATTTAGGGAAGTAGCCGTTTTCCTTAGGAGTGTCAGTATCCCCATCCCACGGGACATCCGACTCAGCCCAAAGGGTTGTCCAGTCTTCAGTCTTTTCCGCGTAGTCCAAAACCGCAGGCATGCCCATGTAAGTGAAAGGAGAACGCCCACCACTCCAATGCTTAGGATTACGTAGTTCTTTATATAAGTCATTCGCTGCAATTCGTGTCCCTACGACTAGCAATTTACCGTTCTTACCCAGACGGGTAATAACTTCCTTCTGTAACCAGTCCATTTGCTTTTCCCACTCATGGGCGTTGGCTGTAGTTATACAGTCGTCCAAGATAATAAGGTCGGCACGTGCACCGTAAATCTGACCACCCATACCTAGTGCTTGAAGGGTTGGGTCTTTTTCACTTGAGTTACGAGCATCGCCCCCAAGGTAGACTGTATCAGTTCGCCAAGTGTCTGCATCACCTTTCCAGCCACCGTCAGGACCATAAGCGGTCTGTAGTTTTAGCCAGCGTGGATGTGATAGTCGTTGCTTGATTGCGTAGACGAATTCTCTCGCCTTGTTTAAAGTCTTGGACACCACGATAATTCGGATGTTTGGATTGAGGGCGATTCTATAGGTGGAGTAGTTTACCGTGATAACGGTGGACTTAGCATGCTCTGGTGGCACATTGACCAACAGGCGGTTTCTCTCACCTGGCTCGTATTTCATTGACGGGTGCAACCATGATGGTTCGCGCCCTTCCAATAAGTCAACCCAGTCTTGATGATGGGGAAAGACTGTCTGGTCAAGAAATGCTTTTGAGAAGTCCTTGAAAGGCATGGACTCTTTCTCCACACCCATAGCATCAAAGGATTGCTTTTGTCCCTCAGTCTTGGCTTCCTCTAGGTCCGCCGCAAAAAGGGGGTCCCGATTCATCCACTGCCGAATAGTATCTGGCTTCTTGTTCACAAGAGCCATTGCCGCTGGAATAGTAACTCCAGCCCTTATAGCATTTAGCACTTGCTCCTTGGAGGCGGCTAGCCCCTTAACAAGGTGGTGCTCACTTCCCTTTTGAAACCCTGCCATAGTGTCCCAACTGTCCGATAGGCAGACTATGCCCATCCTATAATAGTCTGTTTGTCCAGCAGTCTGTAACAGAGTGAAGAACTCCTAAAAAGAGTTCTGAACTAATAAAACTCTACATCTATATTAATCCGTTCAAACAGGTAAAACGAACACTTTATTGCAAACTATTTATAAAAGTCCTGGTCAGAGCAGTCTGCGTCACTATATTAACAGAAAATTATAGGTAGAGATACAACATACTAACAGCACCACCATTAACATATAGGGGGTCATAGACTATTAGTCTACAGCAAGCAGTCTGACTACCTATACAGCGTGGGTTGTCTGTTGCTATACAGTCTGCCCGACAGTAGTCGGGGGCACAGTTACCTATAAAAAAAAATAGATATACTATGGCTGGCATCTGCTATGTCCTAACCTATCGGCTTCGGTAGCAGTCATTCATTCCTTATCAAGCAGGGAAAAACGCCCTGCTTGACAATTCCCTTCTGACTGCTTATGTCTGGCTTTGTATTCAAATTGAATACGAAGTTATATTGATTGGAGTTGTTATGTTTAGATTGTTAATTACTGGTTCACGTGCTTGGGAAGATAAGCAAACTATCCTTCTTGAGTTGCGTGAGATTGTGCGTGAGCATGGAACTGATGTAACCCTAGTCAGTGGTAATGCTATCCGTGGTGCTGACTATATGTGCGAGTCCTTGGCTCGCGACCTCGGTTGGATTGTTGAAAAGCACCCAGCCGAATGGGATAAATTTGGTAAGTCAGCAGGTTTCAAACGAAATCAGTTGATGGTTACGCTAGGTGCTGACGCTTGTATAGCGTTCATTAAAGATAAAAGCCGTGGTGCTTCAGATACTGCTGAACGTGCCGAAAAAGCAGGAATCCCTACTAAAAGAGTGGAGGCATAAGCATGCTTACGTCAAGCATAAAGAAAATAGAGGAGGGACTCTACGCCATAGAGTCCCTACCCTGCATGCACTGCGATGAAACAGTCACAGTGCTAATAGATGGACCTCAAATATGGGCTATGAACCAAGGTGAACCAACCCATACAGTAATGCCGTTCGCAACAGCAGGACTACGCGAGCGGTTCATAAGCGGGACTTGCGAGACATGCTGGACCCGTATCTTCGGACTAGATGAGGAGGACTAATGATAACTAACTTGCAAGGAACTTACCTCTCTAACTTTTATGAGCGTAAGTTCATCTGGAATAACAGCACTTTCAGGAATGCAGAATCAGCATTCCAACAGGCTAAGTGCAGTAATCCTGACGACTACTCAAAGTTCTATGACCTATCAGGCAGGGAAGCCAAAGCCTTAGGTAAACGCATAGAAATGCGAAAAGACTGGAATGATATTAAACTAGACGTTATGAAACAAATAGTAACGATGAAGTTTATATGCAACCCAGACCTAATGCACCTGCTATGGCACACAGGTGACCAAGAAATAATAGAAGGCAATACTTGGAACGACACCTATTGGGGCGTATGCAATGGGATAGGCAGTAACCATCTAGGTAAAATCCTAATGGAAATAAGAAGTTCCTACCCTGTCAAAGTGACAGGGTAGTTCACAATAAAGGAGAGAAAATGAGTAACGAATATACATCTAACGGTATCAGCGTATCTACACAATGCAATGATTGCGTATACCTAGATGACTACGACTACAGATGTAGACCATGTGTAGAAGAAGAAGAAGCACGACTATCAGACCTAGCCCACGATATAGTGGACGAAGGTAACGACCAGTATGAACGCCCTTGGTTCAGGAAGAACGAGAACCACAGCGGTAGTGATTGGCTATCATCACAAACAGTAACAGGTAAGGCTGGCAAGATAGTCAAGATGATAGAAATATGGGACGACAAGTGCCACCTTGTAGAACTAAGCGTTAAGTTCCTAGACAATGACGAAGAACTTAACATACGACATGAGTTCTTGCCACCTATAGCACAACTAATAGACGGCGGAGAACTCGATAACCTATGGGAATTAGATGATTACACACAAGCCATGCGTGAAACCACCTGCCCTTGGTGTCACCTACTCACACCTCGGAAGTTCAATGACTGCCAAGATTGTGACAGACCATTAGAAAGTAACGTAAGACATAACTAATCAAAGGCACACTGCCCTGTTGCCTACGGCAGGGCAGTCTGCCAACTACGAAAACAAGGAGAAACAAATGGAAAACACAGTAACAATTCAAGGCACTATCAAGAACATCAGAGAGTATACAGGCACACAAGGAACATTACTAACTGGCTGGCTTAATCAACGTGATGTAAGCCGTGTAAGCAATGGAGACGCAGACCGCATTGTATACATAGCAGGAATCAACATCATCGGTAAAGATAGCAACGTAATCAAAACACTAAAAAGTCTTGATGTATCTCGTCAAGGCGCAGAAGAAACAACAGTAGTGACACTAACAGGTCGCTTAGTTACACACTTTGACCGCCGTCAGAATGTGGCTGAATCAGCACGCCGAGCACCACAGTTACAACTTGAAGTATACGAAGTAATCGCAGATTAATCAAGAAAGCAAAGGCAGGATAGGCTTCGGTCTATCCTGCTTTTTCTTGCCCATATACCGTAACCTCATTAGACAACAACAAGTCCATTACAATTACAGATAAGGATATACCATGTATTTCTCAGCAAGCGATATAACTGCTACAATTATAGCGTTAGGCATGGCTATACTAATGATAGTCCTGCTAACCTATGCCAACTATGCACTGCTAAAAGAAAATAGATTTCTTAAGGAACGCCTTAAGGCTAACCGCATAGCACGTATGCGTTTAGAAAACTACAAGTAAGAAGAGAGCAATGACAACAACCAAGTATCCAATCACAGTAAAACTAGTAGGAGAAGACGGCAATGCCATGGCAATCATGGCTAAAGTAAGCCGTGCTCTTAAGAATGCAGGTGCTACACCTGATGAAGTAAATCAATACATGTCCGAGTCTATGTCGGGAGACTACGACAACTTGCTACGTGTAGCAATGGCGTGGGTAGAAGTAGAGTAATGCCTAAGTGTATAGACTGCAACACAACACTAAGCACTAGTGGCTTAGTAAGATGTGATGAATGTATATATTTATTCATAGTTAACTACAAGAAAGAGAGAGCACATGCACTCACGTCTAACCAAACCTAAAGTATCCGAAGTAAAAGTATGGACACTAATGCCAGACCTAGCAAGTCCTCTTGCTAAGGTATACTATGCAGATATAGATGATGCATTTCTTAAGGTAAAGCCCAGACTAAAAGGCTATAAAGTTAAATACTTTTATGGCGAGAATGCATGGGCTGATGCACGCAGATATGCAAGAGATGTATACACTGCATACATGCATAGACCACAAGAACTTAGCGACACCCTCGGTGGTGGCAGTGAGTAATAGTCACGCCCGCTGTAGCCAATGCGGAACAGCGTGCGAGATATGTAATTTAAAAGAGGAAGACAATGAGTGAAGACAAAGCATGTCGTAGATGCGATGAGTATCATGATGTAGATAACTGCGGTAGAGATAGCGCAGACCCAGATGTATTATACGATGAGATGCATACACTAGACTAGGAGTTGCCATGAAGCAACAAGTAAAGCGTGTTCTATCTATAGGTAGCACATTAGTTCTATCATTAGCCACACTTATAGGTATACCACTTAAGTCATACATACATATGGTTAATAACAACCCTGAGTGTATAGACATAGGTCCAGTTAAATGGACACCACATATGGCTAAGAGATATGCACGTGGCTATATGTTAATGCATTACCCTGAGTGGAATCGTAGTGAATGGAAAGCGCTAGTAAAATTGTGGACTGCTGAAAGTAATTGGCGACATCAAGCAGATAACCCTAAGTCCACAGCCTACGGTATAGCACAAGTTCTTGACACACCACCAGGAACCCCAGCCCCGCAACAAGTTGCGCGGGGGCTGGCGTATATCAAGCATCGGTATGACAAACCATCGGCTGCTTGGTCATTCCACCGTAAACATAACTACTACTAAGAGAGAGAGCAATGAAAAAGAAAATGACAAAGCAAGAACTATCAGATAAACTACAAGCAATATCAGAATCACATATTGATGCTAACCATGAAATGGGTTCAGCATGGCAACAAAAGCACGCTCGTTTGGTAGAACAGTATATAACTACATACCCAAACAGCACACTAACAGATGATGAAACAGCAGCGTTAATCTTTGCACTTAACACAGACTTGCAAGTCCGTGACTATGCTTTAGGTTTAAACAAAGCAACAGACAATCACTATCAAGCATGGTATACATTAATGAACCGTGCTCCATTAAAGTATAAGTCAGCACAAGCATGTCTTGCATCTCAAATCAGATACGAACAAGGCATGACACCAGAAGCAATCATGTTGTTAACTCATAGCGATAATAAATATCCATTAGCAGATATACTAAAGCGTGTATATGCAGCAGGCTGGGAACCTAAATCATTTACAG